AGAAAAATGTTAAGTGATGAGTTAAAAGAAAACTTAGCAAGAGCAAGACGTGAAGTAACAATTGATTTAGGGAATAAATACAGAGGTGTTCCAGGGGACCCAAGCAAACCAGGTGTTGATGGAATGTTTAGAGAGCTTACTTCTACATCAGGAAAAACTGGATTAGATAAAAATATAGCAATTAGTTTAGACAGAGTTATTAGAAATGTTATTAATGACAGTATTGAAGATTCTAAAAAATTAATAAAACAACATAAAGATGCAGATTACTTTTGGGGTGTAAATAATAAAGACGAGTTAGATGGTGGTATTGTTGCAAAGATAGAACAAGCACTTATAAAATTTCAAAATGATGTGGCTGATCCTACTAAACCCGTAAGTTTATCTCATGTAAGAAATGCTTACTCAAAACTAAATACTATTTCAAGAGATACATTAGAGGCTAGCCCAGAAAGAAAAGTAATTATAGAAATAATGCGCAAACTGGATGATTCTAGAGTAAAGCAAAATGGCGAATATTTTGTTCCAGAAGGAGGACCTGATAGTATCCTTACTAAATTAGAAATTGAAGGAGAAGCTAAATTTAATACTGAATTAGCAAAAGTATTAAAAAGAAACAAAGAACTTAATCCAGATGCATTTGGAGATGATCTTGAGTTTAGTGATGGTCTTAATACGTTAGCACTAAAAAAAGTTAATAATGCAATAGCTCAACTAAGAGAAGTAAATAAAATAGCTGCTGAAAGAATGGCTCCATTTGATAGATTGGAAATTAAAAAAATTATTTCTAATTCTCAGAAAGGTGCATTTGATGCAGATGAAATTTATAAAAAAGTTATTTTAAATGGAGACAAGGCTGAATTAGATGACATATTTAAAGCGCTAAATCAATATGATGGATATTTAACTAAAGCAGGAAAAGTTGGTAATACAGAAAAAAGATTAAAAGCACAAATTAAACAAAGATTATTTAATGATGCATTCAGAGCATCAACAGATGTTGTAGATGAATCAATTAACTTTACCCAATTTGCAAAAGAAGTCAAAAAATTTGAAAGAGATTATCCTGGAAAATTTGATTCTTTATTTACTGATAGCGTTACAGGTAAAAATACAGCCAACCTTGTAAGAACTACAATAGATCAAATTAATAAAATTAATCCAAGATTAAAACCTCAAGATATAAAAAATTTAGTAGCAGACTTTACAAATCCAAGCAGACAAGTTGGTTTAAATGCGAGTGATCAAGGCCTAGCTTTTGTACAAGGACTAAAACAATTAGCCAAAGCTTCTGAAGATAGATTAAAGTTAGAGGCTAATAGAGCAATATCTGATTTACCGTTAAAAGGAATAGACGAAACGGTTAATGTAATTTTTAGACCTAACGCTAATGCAAACATTCAAATCTTAAAAGATACCGTAAGTGATGAAGTGTTTACTAGTATACAGCAAGCAAGTATGCAGAAGCTTTTGTCTAAATCTATAGACATAAACGGTAAAGGCAGCATCACAGATCTTTTTAAACCTGGAAATTTAAAAACAGCTTTAGATTCATATGGTGATGAGACTCTAGATGCTATGTTTGGAAAAGAACTTACACAGGGTTTAAAAAACTTTCAAAAAACAATAGACACTTTAACTAAACAAGAAGCTGGTCGTGGAGGCGCAGCTGGTGGATTGGTTGCTGCTGGTATTGGTGCTAGTTTGGCTCTTAATCCAATAGCTGTATTGCCTACGGTTTTAGGATTGGCGGTTGCAAGAAAAGTTTTTTCTTCTCCTAGAGCAGTAGCTGCTTTTGCTAAAACAGATAAAGGTTCAGTTATAACTTCTGTAGATATGACCGAACAAGCAATAAGACAAACTCTTGTAAGAGAGTTAGGTATGGAAGCAGAGCAAGCAGGATCATTAGCTGGTGATATTATGGATGGCGTAATAGATGCAGCAGGAGTTGAAGAAATAATTAACGATACAAAAAAAGCAGCACAAGAAGTAGTTACTGGAGTAGAGGATATAGAACAACAAACAAGACAAAACTTACGGTCAACTCAAGCACCTGTTGTTCAAAACATACCTCTACCAGATATTTCATCAATTGAAATGCCTAACCTAGATCCTTTATCACAAGAAAGATTAGATCTAGACGAACAGTTATTCGGTAGACCTTCTAGGCTTGGGTAATACTTCTACCGTTTACTTCAATTACTTTCCCATCAAAATCATTGCAAATCTTTCTTATTAAAGAATTATTATAGATAGGGTGAGTTGCATATAACTTTTGTTTCTCCATCCAGGCTTCTTGTTCTTTAGTAAGTTTGGTTGTTGGTGCATTCTTTCTCATCAGAAACCTATTTCATTACGGTCCATACCCAAAGGCTTATCTGATAAACAGATCCACTCTTCTAACGGTATATGTATGTAAGGTTCGTTGTCTTCGTCATAGGTAGGATTATCACTTACATTCATTCTGACATCATAAACAAAGTCTTTCTTCCATTCATGCATATAAATACCATCAGTCATAGCATAAACAATAATGAACGGTACGCCTGTTGCTAATGCAAACGAAGATCCTTTTCTTAATTTATTCGTAGAGATTATTAAAGTGTCATACTTGTCATACGCAAAGGTACGACATTTAACTTCGCACCAATAGTTTTTTTCTTGCGACTCTATCCAATAATCTAGTGAATAACTTGTGGGTAACTTATGACAACTAACTCCCCAAAGGCCCTCCAAGAATCCTGCGACTCGTTCTTCTCTTTTCTGATCTTCTCTGCTTTCTAATGATGGTGTCTTCATATTATTCCTCAAAGAAGTTAGGATCTACGGCAACAAACCTTTTGGTTGGTCTGCCTTTGCCCCCAACTTTTATTTCAATTTCCTGGATTTCTCCAGCATTTTTTAATCGTTCTATAATTTCTTTTACTTCGTATGACTTCATGCTTCTAAATAGTTCATGCCTATCTACTTCTCTTTTAGATATGCCTTCTCCATTTCTAGATCTAATAAATGATAAGACTTGTTTAATCTTAGACTCTGTTGCAGAACTTGCTACTTTGTCTCTACAAGACTCAATAAACATAAGATCGTAGTATCTAATGTAATCAATCGCCCACTTAGTTATATCAGCTGTAATCTTTGTTGCATCAGCACTAGAAGCTAAAGTACAAAGCAAAGATAATCTCATAGCCTTCTCTCTGGATCTACTGAGCAAAGGTTCTAAGTTATCTTTTTCTAATATGTCTTGTCTTTTAATAATCTCCCTTGCAAAGTCTTGTAACAGTTCTTCTGACGGTTTATCAAACTCTAGTACAGTTTGGTTTAAATCTAACTCTGCATTATCTCTTGCTGCATCAGATAAATTACCTTTCATTCTACGAACATAATTAACCCAGTTGACTATACTTGTAGGTGGCTCTTTAAATCTTTTTAGATCTCCAACACGTCTTGGTTCATTAGATTCAACAACTACAAACCTGTTAAGAAAACCATCTGCTATCCTTCCGCTGTTTAATGCGCCGTAAAAGTTTTTAGGTACAGACAATCCAACTAATGTGATGGCTGGTTTATGTGTAACCCTATTCATCATCTTTTCTTTGTACTCTTCTTGTACTGCCATAAGTGAATAGTTGTCTGGTCGTAGAGTCCCATGGCAACGCCCCCAAGCTTCCATAAGTGTTTGTATGCCGTCTTCTTTGTTTGTGTTACCAGCATTACTTATAGCCTCAAGTCTTTTACCGAACTCATCCATAATTGTTATTTGTGTTGGTCTTATTTTAAGAACAGAGTGAACAGCACCACTTGATGTATAACCATCACCAACAATTAACTTTTCTTGATCTGAAGCATTTAGTACAGATTCAATAAATGTTTTGATGTTTTCTTTTCCCTGCCCCGATTTAGCAACACCCATAAAATACATACTAGAAAAGTTATTCATGTTTGTTCTATATAATCTTCCACAAGTAACACTTGCTAATGCTAACGCCCCTACAAGAGATAGTTCTGGTTGCGGAACTTGAGCAATATCCTCACAAAAGTCAAACATGCTTTTAAGCAGTCCAGGTGGCGAAAATAAATCTTTAGGTGGTGTAATGCTTTCGGTTGACTGTATAAATAGTGGAGCTATCTGATTCTTACGATCATGTGTTCTTTTAACATTATCAACAACTGAATCAACTTCTTGTTGCGGTAGTGGTGGGTTATTATTCTTATTCCAATTTTGTAAAAAGACTCTAACAAATTCTAAGTTTACATTTTTAGATATAAGATAGCCTGCAATCCTAGCAGCTCCATCATTCCTAGATCCTTCCAACACGCCATCCAAGGAGAAAGGTGCCGTTTGTTTACTGCTGTCAATCTTAGGAACGCCTGTAATCTGTAAGTATTCTTTTTCAGTAAAGTCTGGAAGATCTGTATGGTCATGTATTTTCCAGTCTGGAAACATAACAGGCTTATAAACTTGGCCATTAGCATGACGGTTATATGGAGCAATAATAAGACCACCCACACCCCTAATATCTATTAGTCGTTCAATAGGTGTTTCGTTGGTTCTTCTCGTTGCAAAGGTTGTATAGTTTTCTGGATTGTTATAATAGTAATGCATACCTTTACCAGTTATAACTTTAAATGGGCAAGCAGGTAAATTCTTTTCTACCCAATCCATAGCCTCTGGTGAATCTGCATCAACAACAACAAACTTGCCACAAACTAATGCGACAACTAAATTGTCTCTATCTTTAAACCAAGACTCTACAAGTTCCCTAGTGGGTCTTGTTTCCTTATATTGTTCCCAGCCTTTTAAAAATGATGGAGGTTTTTTGTTAGATCTTTGTAAAGGTACTACATTATATCCATCATCATAATAAGCCAGCGCAATATCCAAGGACGAGTCATCCTCGGTAATATTGAGTTGGAACATACTATTTTTGTTCTTCTAAAATTTCAGATATAGAACCGTAAATAGATTCAAAGTCTAATCTTCCCTCTGTTGCTTGTATGATCTGTTTAGCTTGCGCTATAGATGGTTGCCTGTATCCATACCTCCAGGATTTGCATGATGCTTCAGAACAATTAAAATCTTCTGCTGCTTTTTTATGACCTAAAAACTTTATATAACCAGATAATGTGTATTGATCTACTTTTCTTTCTTTATGCTTTGGTTGAACGCCCATAGTACTTAACTCCTTTAATTTTTTTGTTGCAATAGCCTTGGACCTAAAATAGTAATTAGCTAGCCAAGTTATATCGTTTTGTTTGCTCATATACTTCTCCTAAATAATATGATTTACATATTGTAGTTTCTTGGGTTATAATAATCAAGTTCATTTTTACACAAACTATAGGAGGGTAGATCATGAGCTTAAAAGATAAGATAAAAACACCTGATAAATTGGTGGACCAACAAGGGGCCAAGCTTCTTGTATATGGTCAAGCGGGAGCTGGTAAAACTTTTTCAACACAAAGTATGCCAGGTAAGGTTTTAGTTATTAGTGCGGAAGCTGGTTTGCTTTCCATTAAAGATGCGCCTAACGTATCTGCTATTGAAGTATCTAATTATGACGATTTAAGAGAAGTGTATGCTGCTCTTAAATCTGGTGAATTAGTCTACGATAGCGTATGTTTAGACTCTGTATCAGAGATTTCTGAGATCTTGTTGGTACATGAGAAAGGTAGAAACAAAGACGGAAGAATGGCTTATCAAAACGTAAGTGAAGCTGTTACAAGTCTAATGAGATCATTTAGGGATCTAGATATGCATGTCTTATTTCTTTGCAAAGAAGGTAAAGAAAATAATGATGGTGTATTTTTCTTTGGTCCTAAGATGGCAAGTAAACCTTTGGGGGATGCAATTACGTATTTCTTTGATGAGGTTTTGGCACTACGAGTTATCGAAGATCAAGATGATGACGGTAATCCCGTAGCTGCAAGGTGGTTACAAACAAGGATAGGTCAAGGCTACACAGCCAAAGATCGTAGCGGTAAGCTAGAAGCCTTTGAGGAACCAAATCTAACTGCTCTAATTACAAAATTAGGGTTTAATATTAATATTGAAAATAAGGAGAGTGCGTAATGTCAGATTTTGATGGCGTTGATTTTTTTGAGAATGCGGAGCAAATGGAATCGAAAGGTCCAGAGGTTGCTCCAACTGGTGAGTACGAGGCAAAGATTATTGCTGCTGAGAAATATAAATCTAACAGCGGTAATTGGACGCAGAAGGTAACTTTTCAAATTGATGGCGGTAACTACCGAGATCATAATGAATGGTATAACTTATGGTCTGCTAACGAAGATTCAAAAAGAATAGCAAGCGAGATATTTAGTCGGCTTGCTCTTGTTTGTGGATTTAAAAAGCTACCAGATTTTGCAAAAGACTTTATTGGTAAGCAACTCAAAGTTGGTATTAGACAGTATGAAGATAACTGGACTAATAATGACGGCCAAGCTGTTACTTCGTTGAAGACTAAAATCATTAAGATGGAACCTTCAGAGATGAAACCAGCTGCACCTGGAGATAAACCTCCATTCTAGGTGTAAAAGAAAGAAGGGGGCTATATGCCCCTTTTTTTTGTGTTTTAAAAAAAAACGACCTTCTGAGAGGCCG